GTAAACGGTGAAAGCCCCACGTGTCCGCCATGAGTGCGGACGCGGGTTCTATACGATGTTGCTTTTGCATCATCTCTGGAACTTTGTCTTGTCTTGTTATATGTTTTCTTGTTTTTGTTAAAATGTTAATCTTTGTCTAGTCTAACCCTTATTGGTAGGGTCGTTGACATTTTCATGCTTTGATTAATCATTAATGTTTGTTTATTTGTATCCACTTACTTGTCTTGTCTCTTTTGTTTCGTGACTTTTGTGTTGTGTTTTAAATTCTACTTCTTCTTATTTATTGATAAGCATATTTATTTATTTTCTATTAATAATAATAATAACACTGATAATTTCCTTGCAGCTGGGATCACGGGGGACACGACTCTTTAGTCGTGGCCCCCTCTCTTCCCCAGTTGCACTTTTCTTTTCTTTATGTGTTTAATAATTAATAATTAATAATGCTTAATTTAATAACAAGGAATCCCGAGGCTTGACATCCTCATAGATTCATTTGGGTTGTATGAGATCTTCGTTTTCTTTTGAAGTTTGCGTGTATAGACGGATGCCGTTAGGATCCGTTGCCCCTACAAGCTAATAATAAAATATCACATCATTTGTTTGGTGTGCCATTTGCGCTTGGATGTATTACAGTTCTTTAATTGATTACTTTGATCTTTGCCACGCCTGTCATTAGTGGTATGATGCAGATTTAAACCTGCGTCCGAAACATCTTCGGGCGATAGTAAGCCCCCGTAGGACCCCATGGTCTGAAAGATACCCCCCCCACCCATGACTTTGAAATTTAACTTCCCTTTGATTTTGGTTTTTGTGTTCGTGTGTGTCTTTGGTTCCTCTCAAGCAGATGTTTTGCTTGGCCCTTTTCCACAACCGGAGTTGTTTATTTATCCCATGGCTAACGTTCCAGTTTTCCTCTCAAACGCTACCCCTTCAACTCTTGTTGCCCCCCCCCCCCTGTGTGTCCCGTTAGATTTTTTAATGGTTCGCACATTTTTTGTGAGCACTTTCAGCCTCAAGACTTTCCTGATGTTGAACTCCCCAGTGTTTTTTCCGCCAAGTACAGTCCTCGTCGTACAGGGGACAGTTTTGTAGCAGAAATTAATCACAACATTCCGATTTTGGTTTTCTTATGGATAATTGTTATCTATTCTGGTTACAACACTGCCAACATTATCTGTAAAAGAAACTCCTTTAAATTGATGCCTTTCATTATTTTTTCTGCATTATTTTTGGAGTTTATAGTTCTTGCTTTGTACGCTAGTATTTTGTTCGTGTCCCACTTGTGGGATCATGGACACAACACTATGCTGTTTTTCTTCTGCCAGTTTGACTTTAGCCCGATGATGTACACTTTGATATTTTATCTCATAATCATGGGCCATGGATTTGATGCATTGACGTTCATCCTCCGTGACTTATTTTCTATGATTTACTATCCTCTGGCTCTCTTAGTTGTGACACTGCCCTATTTGATTTTTCAACCGTTTTTTGTGTCGAGATTCATACAGGTGCAAGTCGAGAGTCAGGGACGCGAGTGTCATCGAACCACTTATTTTCATCAAGTGTGTTATCGAGGTACCCCCGACGGCCGCAAGTTTTTCATACAAGTGCGTGGCGATGACCGTGTGGTTATTTTCACCGGTCCGTTATGTGATACGTTGCAGGAGGCTTTGCGTTCTGCTGATAACATAGATTTCGTTTATGAGCAGGCTGACAGTGATTTTATTCAGCTGTCTAACCTACTTCATGATGGAACCTTTTTGGATCACCTCTGCTGTTTGAAGAACATTGTCGTTGTCACATGTATTTTTTATAATTTGTATCGAATTAAGGCCCCATTGTCCTGTTATGTTTTGCAGTTGACTCGTGAGGCCGAGAATTTCATCAAGTTTGGTAAATACATTGTTCCGATAATATCTCAACTTGCTCCTAACATTGAGCGTGATGTCGATGATTATTATGGAGCCGATACCAAACTTTGGGAGCCGCCCCCTGAATGGACTCGTTGGACACCGCTATCTTGCAAGCCACCTGATAGTGATACTCCTCCTGCTCATCTTCCTGAACATGTTCGAGTGTCGCCCCAGGCAATCGAGCTCGAGAGCATTAACACTCGAGTTTTCTCCAGTTTTGCAGTTCTTTGTGCTTTTGTCTATTCTTGCTCCACGCTCCCAAACTTGGACCCTCAGATGTTGTTTTCGCGATTTTATCATGTGCGTTCTCAATTAACCGATGGCCCTTTCACTTCTGGTTTTGAACTAGTTAAGACTTTGATTCGAGCGTTGCGTGTGGTGATGAATGAGATACTTAATTGCTGCAATAGTGGATCTTTCATGTCATTGTTCTTTTCGCAGTCTGATTTTTGGAGTCTCTATTCTGACGTGATAACATGTTTCAGACACGTTCACGAATATGGAGATTGTGAAATTCCGCATTTGCCTATTAAGACTTTTGCTGCTTTTGAGACTTCGTTGACTAGATTGATTTCCGATGCCAAGCGGCTTTCTCGTGATGGCAGTTCTCAGTCATTGGCAATTAAGGCTAAGTTGCCCGAATTGCTAGAAATTGAGATTACTATTCGTGGGAATGAATTTCGAAATCGAATGCGCCGATCCCCTTTTTGCATTTTGTTTTATGGACCATCATCCATTGGCAAGTCTACAGCTAGCGAATTGATGTATACGCTGGTTGGGAAATATTACGGCTTGGACACTGCTCCAGGGTACAAGTTCGTATGGAATGGTTCGTCAAAATATTATGACGGTGTTCGCTCTGATCAATGGTGTATGATGATCGATGATGCTGCTCGTGAGAGCGGCCCCATGATTTCGCCAGAGACCAATACGACCAAACCCTTTATAGATGTTTTGAATAACGTTCCCTTCTTTCCCAATATGGCTGATGTCACTGAGAAAGGTAAGATTGATTTTCGGCCTAAGTTGTTGCTTGCTACGACTAATAATAAGGACTTGAATGCACACATTACACATTCTTGCCCTTCTGCTTTAGCACGTCGCGTTGATTGGTATGTTCGAGTCGAGCCATGTAATACATTTCGCACTGGTGCTCAGCTAAATGCTGCGGCTGCTAGCGAGCACATTAACGCTGGTCGAGAGATTGGCGAAATTTGGCGATGGACGATAACAAAGCCCGTCATAGTGCGGAATGATGCAAATCCCGTTCGTGGTGATACCGTTCGATTTGACGCCGTTCGACCTGCCAATTGCACCTATTCTGAAATGTGCGAGGCTTTGGTTGAAGCACTTGAGAGACATGATAGCATACAGAGCTCTGTGGTTCAGACTGTCATTAACCTTGGCAAGACCCACGAGTATTGTAAGCGCTGTCGTCGTTTCGGACCTCACGAATGTATTCCTTCACCTCCAGCTGTTGTAGTGCCCCAATCATTTGAGCATCTTAAACGGTGCTATCGAGGTCTGCGCCATGCAACCATCGCGAGAGTTGGAGAGATCCGACGATCATTTTGTGGTGCTTATGTTCCCATGTGTGATATAGCTTGTTCCACATGTTTGTTTCTTGGTAATTGTATGCGCCGCGCGTTGTATTGTCTAGAATTTTTCTTTTCTCGCGGTTTGCTTTACTCATTGTTGCCGCATCTTCCGACCTTTGCTTGTGTTGCATTGGTGTCATTTGTTTTTCTTTTTGAATCTCGCTTGTGTCTTCTTTTTAGTCTGGCAATTTCTTACCAGATTATGTTGCTTAAACAAAAGATACTTGATGTTTTGGTTTCGATGCTTTTTCAGGTTGGACAGGCACACATCTTGCGGATTTCACGATGTCAATTTCCGGTTTTGTCCGAAGTTGCACGTGATTTAGTTGTGCTTCGCACGCGTAATTACGTCCGATGGATGTTATTTGTTCTGTCTTTGGCCACTACGTCATATGTCTTGCTGTCTGTCTTGCACACTTCAATTGGCCGTCAGGGTAATATTTTGGACACTAAGTCTGAAGATATGCCTCATAAGCCTAAGGTTGGATCATGGTGGAGCAATGTTTTTTCCCCCGCTGTTTCCTCAGTTAGTAATGCAAGTAGGTCAGCTCCGATTTCCACTGAAAACGCACCCCAAGTGGCGCGAAAGGTTCAGAAGAACGTCTTAGTTGTCGAAGTTGAACACGCGAGCAAATTTTCTCGTGCCCATTGTCTGGCTGTTTGTAATGAATTTGCTATTATCAATAAGCATATTCTCTATGACAAGTCTGGACAGTTGGGGCAGAAAGTTACTTTCTTCGGCACTCATAATGACGATTCTTCACCATTGATTCGACTCGGTGAGACTGTTTTGGAGCCCAAGATACTTTTCCAACTAGCCGATGACCTTATTTTGGTGAAAACCACTAGTTATTTGAACCGCGGAAAAATAGTTGATTTGTTTGCTAACAGAGATTTCTGCTCAATTTCTAGTGGCTTCCGCTATACGTACGCAGGAGATCTTTCTCCAGGTTCGCTGGTGTCTCGTTTTGTCACCGACATTCCCAGCATGCAACGTTATGATTCATTGCATGAAGCTGGTGTCGCTGGATTTTCTGATAACGGCCCTTTTTGGATTTCTCGATTGAGTTCCACGCGTGGTCAGCCAGGAATGTGTGGTTCCCCATATGTTTCTGTCTCTGCCCGAGGCACAGTGATCTTAGGTTTGCACGTTGCTGGTTCTAGCTCAACAGCAATTGCCGATGTTTGTGCACCGGTTTTCCGTTCTGAGTTATTGGATGGCATTGCTGCATTGAATGATCGCACAATTTCCGTTTTTAGCCAGGGTTTTTCTTATGATGATGTGTCTATTGTCACTGATGCTCCCCGTGCTGTTAAGGATATCAAGATCAAAAGGTTGCACACCCACTCAATTTTGCGGAGTTGTACCACAGGTCTTGTCCGGCCTTTGGGTTCGAGCTCGTATCGAGGCACTCCACGCCAGAGTAAGGTGGTCAAGCATCCTAGTTACTGTTTTTGGCACGCACATGGTGTGGTGTCTGAAAAGGTAGCTCCTGTTTTTGATCGTCGACCGTGGAAGGTTGCATTGGAAGAGTTTGAAAAATCCCAGTGTTTATTTTCTCAGTCAACTATGTCGAGGTGCGCCAATCATTTCTTGTCTGGAATATTGACACGTTTGGATGCTTCATGTAAAGATTGGAAGCGCCAGCTGGGTTCTCTGTCTATTCACGAGGTTTCTAACGGCATAGATGACATGCAATATGTTGACCATATCAACTACCATACTAGTATGGGATTCCCTTGGTATCGGCCTAAATCCGATTTCTTTTCCAAAGGAGTGGTCCCAGATTTTATGTTGGATTGTGTTCAGCGTATTTTTGATTGTTATGCCCAAAAAACCCGAGCTTTTCCCGTTTTCTGTGGACATCTTAAAGATGAACCTTTATCTTTAGAGAAAGCAGAGAAAGGCAAAGTTAGGGTTTTCGTTGGCTCGCCTGTTGATTTCACTCTTGCAGTTCGTATGCGTTTTGCTTCTTTCTGCGGATTGTATCAACATAACCGTTTTATTTTTGAATCGGCTCTTTCGATTGCTGCCCAAGGCCAACACTGGCTCCAGTTGTACAAGTATTTGACTAGAGATGGTGCCCGTGTTTTTGGTGGTGATTACAAATTCTACGATAAGGGGATGCATGAATACATTACCCGTCTTGCTTTTCATATTGTGATCACGATTTGTGAACACTCCGGACGTTATTCAGCTGATGAGTTGAATGACATGCGTGGTATGTGCGAAGACACTTGCAACCCCGTTGTTGAATTTAATGGTGATTTTGGCATGTTTTTTGTTGGTAATCCTTCTGGTCATCCTTTGACCACTATCATCAATTGCATTGCTAATTGCCTTTACATTCGCTACGTTTATGTCACTAGTGGACATGATCTCGATACATTCAATGAGAATATATCGCTAATAACATATGGCGACGATAATCTTGTCGGTGTTCGGAACATTGACACTTTTAATCACACAGTTGTTGAAAAGCAACTGCGTGAGATTGGCATTGTTTATACGATGCCTGATAAACGTAGTGATAGTACCCCGTTTCTTGAGTTTGATCAGATCGAGTTCTTGGGTCGTGGCTTTGTTCAGGATATCATCAATGGCACAGAAGTGATGTTGGCTCCATTACGTATGGAGTCAATTTTCAAGATCTTGTGCTATAGTAGATCGTCCGACCAGACTGCTTATGATTTGTTGTGTATGTCTTTTATCACAGCTTTGAATGAGCTAGCTTTCCACGGCCAAACTATATTTGACCATTATCGAAATTTGATGCAGGAATATCTCGAGGTGAACGGGATTACAATGAAGCTTCACAATCGTGAACATTATTTGAGAATCTTCTTCCCCGAGCTCTTTCCAGCCCTTGAGTGTAGTTACTTATCCGGGACATCAACACTACCGGAGATAGGATACTCATTGATCGCTGTAGATTTACAGAGCGCTGATAGCGTAGCGTTGAGACCGAGATCATGTGCTTGGGTTGCCATGATTGCTCCACTGCCTGCCGCAAAATTCTTTTCTTTTTCGACTGCCGCCGATCAGAAAGTTAGTATTGATACTACACTTGATGAGACGGCGAAGAGTACTGATGACCAGATTGGTTCGTTAGATACTATTTTGAATCGCAAGATACTTATCCAAAGTTATGCAATAACCGAGGGTGGTACTTTGAACACGTCTTTCCGACCTTGGCGTTTATATTTAGCAAATACAAACATAGCCAATAAGTTGCGTGGGTTTTCTAAACTTCGCGCTAATCTTAAATTGACTTTTGTTATTAATGCGTCACCATTTCATTATGGCGCATTTTGTTTTGCGTATAAGCCCCAGGTTTGGGAGAATGATGACTTGTCGACCGCTGGAACTCCATCTGGTTTGATTCGTTATGAGATTCGCGATTATTCTGGGGGTTGTATTGATAACAATACACTTTCAACTAATTCAATCGCAAAATGGAGCGCACTTATGCAGCGACCTCATGTGATGTTGTATCCACAAGAGAGTACGCAAGCAGAGATGATTGTCCCATTTATACATACGAATGATACCTTGCATTCCATATCAGCAGGTCTCGATTTTGCTTTCACTTCTGGTAGATTGGGCAAGATAGATTGCTTTTCTTTGATGCCATTGACTTCTGCATCTGCCCCTTCTGTCCAAAGTGTTTCGATTGACGTTTTTGCAGAACTAGTCCATCCAGAACTTGATGGTGCAACTTTATATCGCCAGGCTCTTGATGAATATAGTGAGCAGCGTCCTATTTCTTCCACTGCTTCTGCAGTTGCCAAGGCCGCCGGCGCTTTGTCCACAATTCCTATTATTGGACCTTATGCGCTTGCGACTTCTTGGGCTGCAGAGACTGTTTCACGCATTGCTGCGTGGTTTGGTTTCACCAATACGATCAACATTGGCCCTATTACTCCGAATAGAATTGTCAAAGCTACTCGATGGGCTGACACTGAAGCTCATGTTCCAATTGCAAAACTTGGTCTTGATCCACGGAATGAATTATCAATTGATAATTCTATTTGTGGAGCACCTCGATCTGATGATATGATCATCTCATCGATTTGCGCCAAACCATATACTGCATTGGTTTCTAATTGGACTACTGCTGATAATGTTGGTCAGAAACTAATCACTGGCATTGTTACCCCAGCTCACCTCCAGGCTGCTGCTTTCGTTCCAACAGGTACAGAGGTGGTGCTTACTGGTGTCACTGGAACTGAAACGGTTGACTTCTCGCCTGCTGCTTGGATCGCGCAGTGTTTTAATCACTGGCGTGGGGATATGGTTGTTGATTTCACCATCCTCGCAAGTAAGTTTCATCGCGGGAAGCTTCGATTTGTTTATGATCCTTGCGGCACGTATGCAAATTTTGCTGAGAGTTTCGTTTTGTCTCGAGTTTTTGATATTGGCGAAGATAAGCATTTTTCCGTCACCATACCATATCAAGGCTTTCGACCTTATCTTAACACGTTGCCGTACCAGAATTCTTTGAATCCTGATTTGATTATCGCATCACGAGGGAATGTCAACACAGCTGGCTCTGTTGATTTATCAACTTTTGCAGGCGCGTTTACTGTGCAAGTCATGACTGAGCTGTCGGGTCCTCTTGATAAAGATGTTTCTATCATTACCCGAATTCGGTGGAAGAACATAGAATTTATGAGTCCGCGAAATCCATATCAGTATACCAACTTGAATTTCACGGCTACAACTCTTAATATTTGGAATCTTCCGCCAATTACCGTTCAAAGGCAGGGATTGGAGACGGAATCAGATGCTGCACAAGTACCAGTTGGACTGAGCGAAGATAATAAGTTGGCTTTGGTGTGTGGGGGCGAAACTTGTAAAAGTTTACGCCAACTTTGTCATCGGTGGGGCCAGCATCAAGTGCATACGCTTTCTAGTACTGGATATGGTAATGGCGTAGATTATTATGCCTTCCTTATTAAGCGTTTCCCTTCATTTCCTGGTCGTGCCAGTGATGGTAGATCTGTTGTGAACACTTCGATTCCGTACACTTATGGCAGTGGCACTTTCCTTAATTGGATTGTGCCCGCATTTGTTGGTTGGCGTGGTGGGATTATGCACCGCGTTAACCCAACACCTTTTTCTGCTCCTGGCCTTACTGGTGCGGTTGTGCCCATGAAGGTAGATTGTAGTGGAATTGCCCGGACGCGAGAAACTTTTTCTATTGCTGCTTATGGTATTTCCCCTTCTACTGGGTCATCTGTATCTGCACTTGCTAATAATATTTCGCATGTCCCAGCTAGTGGCTTACTCAACAATGGAGCTGAGCTTAGTCTCGACCCCATTCAGAGTCTAGAGGTTGTAGCCCCTGACTATCAACCCACTCGATTTCGTTCCGCTAATCAGTTCATTTTGTCAGCTCTTAATAATAACATTCCAGGCGGTTATGGTACCACCTGGGAGATTAGTGATTACACAGAGATGTTTATTGACAACCTTATGGTTGTCTATAGAACGATGATCAATGGGATTGTTCCTGGCGGCACGTATTCGCCTGCCACTCGTATAGTGCATGAATCTTATGCAGCTGGCGCTAGTGATATTAATGCGTTTATGTTCCTCAATGTGCCTAGTTTTTATTGTTCTGGCACAAATCCGACCCCTTAAACAATATTCATTGGGG